ATCGATCTCTGATACATTCACTCCAGGTGATAATTGAAATGCCATTGGATTTCTCCTTTTATTGTTGGGTCAATATTCTTTTTATTGTCTATTTAGTTTTTTACAAACTTGATGATAAATAACCCGCTGGTGGCTCCCACATGTCTCCATCTTCCACTTCCATCTCTCTACGCAGTCCGTCTTCAATAAAACCGAACGGCAGCATACTTTCTTCTCCCAAAATGTTCTGTTCTTCTAGCATAATCTTACGAATGTCAATTCTTGTTTCGTCTTTGAAGAAAGTCTGTGCTGTCAGCCAAGCATAAAGCACTAAACCCATTACGATATCGTCATTGTTACCTTCTTCGGCTGCATAGGTATCTCTTGTACGAACAAAAGTATTCAGTTCTGCGATGGTATCAAAGTCGTTGATAATGAGTTTGTCGTTCTCAATCAGCGTTTTCAAGTTAGCACAACCAATTTTCTTGACTGATTTGGTCGTCTTTACACCAAAAGCAACTGAGCGTTTGAAACCAGCGGAGATGCTCTGACCTTTGATGTGATGATGTTCTAACTTATAGATGTTCTCGTATTCTAAGTCATAATGCAGAATATCTACCACTTGCTGACCCACATTGTTGGTTTCAATTAGCACATAAGCCTGATTGTAACGGTTTGCTAAAGCATAAATTGCTGTAGGTAAGAACAATAGCGGCAATTTATTGTTGCGGTATCGTGCAACTTGTTTATACGGTGCTTCTGTAGCATCCAAAACATTGATGGTGTGATAGTCCATACCAACACCCTCTGAACAATCCACTGTAGCAATGTATATTCTACCTGGTCGTGGGTCTTCATACACAAACAAGTGGCCATCGTCTTCAATACGCATTGGATCATAGAACGCCAATGAGCGCAATTTAGAACCAGAAATCAATGTTGCTGAAGAACCAATAAATTCTGTCTCAAACTCTTGACGGAATTGTTCTTCAGAAGTATTTCGTATCGTTTCTTCTTTCCACTTTTCATCACGACCTGGCACCATTGACCAGTGGATTTCTAGTGTTTTGTAAGTTGAACGTTTTTCAATCGCATCTGTCCACATCTTATAGAACAGATTCAAGCCGTTTGGCGTAGAAACAATAATTACTTTAGATGTCTTACCAGATGAAATAACAGGGTAAGTAGAAGTAAAAAAGTCTACTGCCATGTTGTGCGGCACAAATGCGAATTCATCAAGGAAGATTAGATTGTATGAACCACCTCGGACACCTGCTGCTGATGTTGCATACGCATAAATCTTTGAACCGTTCTCTAATTCAATTGATCGTTTATTCCAGTTGATGATACCTTGCTGAAGCCACATGGGTAAATACTCATAGGCTTTCTGTATCTTGGCTAGAATGTCTTGTGCAAGTTGAAGTTTGTTGGCAAGAATACCAATAACAAATTCTTCGTTGAACAGTGCAGACCACAGCATGTAACCAACAGTCGTGGTTGTTTTACCAACCTGTCGTGGCATCTTTGCAATGACAAAACGATTGTTATGAAATTGATTGACCATTTCTTCCTGAAATGGCCACATCTCAAAAGGAACAAGACCTTTATCTACGTTGACAATCTTAACGTAGGTACGAATAAAATACACCGGATCTTCGGTGCATTTTACAATCTCTTTTAGTTGCTCTTCAGTGTAGGATATTTCAACACCGACTCGTTTGAGCCGTGCATTACCAAGGTACCCGTCATCCATAATTTATCGTGTAAAACTCTTCAGCATCCAACCATGTTTTTGATGAGCATCTAAAATGTCTTGTAAGAAGTTACCTACAGCAGGTTCGTCAGCAGCGTCAGCAATTGCAATACCAGCACGTAGTTCCATAATGAACTTATCATTATCGGCAGCAAGTTCGGACATCATGATAAGCGGTGAAGGAATAGCAACGATGTCTTGCACCTTTGATAGTTCCATCATTCTTGCCAAAGTTGTAGGAGCATATGAATTTAAAGCACGAATGTGTTCGGCAATCGGATCGGTCTGATCAAACACTGCTTCATAAAAGTCTCCTAAGAAACCATGATACTGTGCAAAGTCAGGACCTTCTACATTCCAATGGAAGGTGTGTGCTTTGAAGTACAAACCAAAGTTTGTACCCAAAATAACCTTCATCTGTTCGATTAGTTGTTCCATAATTTTATTTATTTCCTTTAATCATTTTGAGTAATTCGTTGGTGGAGCCAACAAACACTGCTTTATCTATGTTGACTCCTTTTGCGGATTCAGATTGGGGTGCAAGCTCTCTTTTCCGTTTCTGAAGTTCCAACAAATCTTTGTTCATCTCAGCCAGATTTTTCATCATTGTGGCTAAGACTTCATATGCTCTTGGTGACTCTGATTGATTTGCAACTGATGCCAGTTCAGTTAATGCTCTATTGCCATTGTCAATTAATGAACGCATGTTTGTGCGGGCAAATTCAGCATCGGCATCAATTTGATTAGCGTTGTCATTTACGGCAACAGGCAAAGTTTCAATGAATTTCTCTTCAATGGGTTCCACATCAAAGATTTCAGATAAGTTTTTGTTTAGTTTTTTCATGATAAAGTATCAGGCCATTCTCTAATTGTTTCAATGAATCCAAAATCAGAAGGCGGTGCGGCAGTTGTTGGATTAGGTTCAACTATTACAGCAGCAGCATTAATTGAAGTGCTGTCTAATGTGGATACATTGTATCTTGCACCAGAGTAATCACCTGTAAGTGTGTATCCTGGTTTAATGTATTCATTGCCTCCAGTAATTACAAGTGTACCGAGTGAAGTGTTACTGAAGTATTCTACCGTACCAAAGAATCCATTTGCACTGTCACGAATCGTTTCACCGGTAGTAAACACATTGTTACCATTTGCATAGTCAACATAGACCTTCTGTATTTGTTTAGATGTGAGGTCAATGTTGATGTTTGTGTTGGCTTGATTAATAAGTTTGCCAGTTTTAACTGGTGGCCAAATGAAACTCTTAGCAGTGAATGTTAAGTCCCAAATAATGATTCTTGTTGTGCCGTCACCCATGCCACCTTCATACTCAACGGTAGATGCGACAGAATTCAATATGATAGGCACCGTATACTTCTGTCCCATTTGAGGAATAAAATCTACTACAACACTAAAATCTGGTGTGAAGAATGGTAAAATTTGTTCCAGTATTTGTGTGCCGTCTTCTGTATTACGAACATAGATAGACAAACTAAATTCATAGTTGTATGGCACAGGCAAATACTGTGTTGCAACACCGGTGTTTGTAACAGCAGCAAAATTTTGTAATGTAGAAATCTGTTTGCGACTTGCATCATACTCAAGACTGTCAAGATTAAATGACATTCTTGGTATAACAGAGTTAACCGACTTAACTAAATTTGGATCAGAAGTAATCTGTGTCAGATATCTTTCTTTTGGTCCATAAGACAATGGTACTTTAAGTTTTTCTTTTGGATTACCTGCTTGTGTGTAACGAACAATCTCAAGGTCGTTAAACATTGTACCAAACACAACGACCATCTTACGAATGGTGCGGTGATAAAATTGTGCATTACCTAACATTACGGTTCTCCAAACGGATTAACTTCCGTAAAGTCGATAATATTATCACTTGCTGCTTCAATACGAGCGTTGTCAATGATGTCTTCAAATGGTGTATTTTGTGTTGGTGCATCAGACGCTAGTGTTACTGTCCACTGTGCGCTGCTTGTGTTACCGTGTACGTTCGCTGATGATGTGAAATCACCTTGCATACGGTAGACATCAATATATGCATTTGGTTGAAAGTCATAAACTAATGCTTGTGCTGTAGAAGTTGATAGTGATGAACCTTGATATACAATTTCATCATTTAAGAATTTACCTGAACCTGAACCTAATGAGATACGAAGTTTGGGATAGTAATTACGAATGTTTCCATCAATTTCATCAATACCAGTTTCAATGATCTCACTTGAGAAATAAAACTGTTTCATTTTCAAAGCATACACATACACATTACCACCACGACCACGACCTAATGTATAAAACATTGCTTGATCGTTCTCTGATTCTACACTAGTAATCTCAAAGAAACTTGTGGTCATTGGTATATAAATCAAATCACCTTCAAGAGGTCTTGTCAGACCATTGACTGCATATCTAAATCTCAGTCGTGAGACAAGCAATGTTGCTTCGTCACGAATCTCTAAACCAAACTTAGATATAAAGTCTTGATCACCATCAAAACCATTTACATTTTCCAAATACATTTCAATTGGATGTGCAGTGCGATATTCTTTGAGAACATCTTCACCAAACAGATAGTCTACTTGATCACGTGTTGTGCGTGGTAGATAATAAAC